ATCCTTGCCGACCCAAACACTTCTGAACCAATGAGAAGACATACACTCGATGAGTTACATGAACTCGAAGAGTATGTCGATCATCATCATGATGAAATCGAAGCAGGAGATCATCATGATCCAAATGCTTTAGAGTTATTCTGTGATATGCATCCTGATGAACCAGAGTGTTTAGTATACGATGATTAATGGAACAAGTATCAAATCTTTATAATCCCGGTTTTGTTGGGAGTCAGTTTCACTGGTGGTTAGGACAAGTCGCTGACTCCTCATCGTGGCGAGATAACATAATTGACACTAAATATGAAGTTCCAGAGGATTGTCCGGGGTGGGGATACAGATATAAAGTAAGAATTATCGGACTCCATGATGAAGGTGATTTAATACCAGATGATCAATTACCTTGGGCTCAAGTCATGTACTCAGTCTGGGGTGGTGGTCAAGGAGGATCGTTTCAAACTCCGGGAATCAAGGAGGGAATGTTTGTCTTCGGATTTTTTTTAGATGGAAACGATGAACAAGTTCCGATTATTATGGGAGTGCTTGGTAATAATGCGAAGACTAAAATACCAGAACTTGGACAAAACTTAACTAAGTATGCTCCAAGAAGTGCTTATAGGGATGATGGGACAACGAAAACATCAGATAGTTGTAAAAAATTAAAGAAAAATAATGCGTATGAAGAGTTTGGAGATGGTATTCATATTGCAAGTATTGATGATTTTCAAAAATCAAAAATAGAAAAAAGAGTTCAACATATTTCTTGTCCAAAAGATAATGATTCTATGGCTGAAATTTCCACCATCATGGAAAATTTTCAGAATGGATTTCAAAGTTTAACAGATAAATTAAATCAATATCCAGATGCTGCTGCATCAAAAAAAGTAAATGAAAAAATATCTGATTTAATCGCAAACACTGCCGGATTAATTGCATTTCCTGTTGCCACGATTATGAAAAAAATTCATGATTATACTTTGGAAAAATTAAATGAGAAAACTAAAGACTCAGAGAAAGATAAAAGTATATTAGATAGAATCAAACAACTTGAAAAAAATATTGCAGCACAAAATAAATTGGCATGTGTTTTTTCAAAGATAAAAGGTGATCTTGCGAGATTAATTGCAGCAGCATTACGTAGATCGTTAAAACGAAGAGGAGCATCTGATGATTTATTACCTCCTCCAGCACCTGATGGATACTATTATCCAAATCCTCCATGTGAAACAGAAGAATTACTTGCAGACATCATGTCAGGCACAATTAATGATATTATGAAAGGATTTGATGATGCTATAGACCTTACCTCCACTGATGGAGAAAGACCTCAAAGTAGATTATCGAATGCATTAACCCAAGAAAATGTTATAACTGCGTTTGAAAATGGTCAATTGTATGCGGGTATAGGTGCTGCTTTAGCTGCCTCTGCTGGTATTGATGCGAATCAAGCGGGTGCCATCTCTTCTGCATTTCAATCTGGTAACTATGCTGCTGCATTAACAAGTTTAGTTGATCTATCAGGTAGTAATCAAGGTGTTGGTGCTCTTTCTTCTGTGATACAATCTCTAGACAATAACGATATTGTGGGTGCATTTTCATCATTATCCGGCCCGTTAGGTATTGACCCTAAATTAATGCAAGCTGCAGGAGCAACTTTTGCTGCGATAACAACTGGTGATATGTTGTCACTTACAAATGCAGTTGGAAATTTAGGTGGTATTGCACCACAAGTTTTAACCAATGTATTGGGAGGAAGATTACCAATATCAGGAATAGACATCGGAGGATTTGGTGCTTTAGGTGGTTTAAATTTTGATATGGCACTCGCTTCAACTTTTATATCCACAACTGCAGCATTTTTAGAATGCACAAAAGAAGAGAAATGCTCAAAACAAAAGAAAATTGCATTAAGTGGTGAGGTTTCATTTGACGACAAAGGAAGTATGATTGGATTTGCTGAAGCAGTAAAAGAAAATGTTAAATTAGATATTGCAAATGTTGATATTCCTAAACCTAAATTTACAAGACCTTCTTTCACTGTATAATGTCATTAGAATCAATATCATTAGACAATATAAAAGTTGGATATATCACAGATGATGGGTATGTAAGTGGTGTATCAATCGCTGACGCAAATGCATATGAAAAATTAAATCCAGAGACAGTTTTTATTTTTATTGATGGTAATAAAAAAGTTAAGTACTTATCAATATCTGAAGTAAACAATTTAACCATAAGAGATTTACTGAGGTCAGATCCATGTCAAGTTGGCCCTCAACCATGTGGCCCTCCTGCTTTACAATTTTTCGGTGGTGGGGGTATTGGTGCAGAGGCAAATCCTGTGGTGGATTCCTCTGGTAATTTAATTGCTGTAGATTTAGTAAGTGGCGGTTTTGGATATAGCACACCACCTTTTGTTCAAGTTATAGATCCATGTAGAAATGGATCAGGAGCAGTTTTAACAACAGAAATATTGAATGGAGTAGTGGTTAGAGTGATTATAAATGAAACGGGATCTGGATATTTACCTCCTAAATCATCAGTCCCACAATATCCTGCTATCTTACAATTATCAGATGTTTTAGTTGCCAACCCCGGAATAAATTATGATTGTGGTGTAGATGAAATTGTTGTTGAACCTGCAAACGGAACTCAATTATCATATGTTTGTGAACCATTTGGTAAAATATCAGGTGTAAAAATTTTAAAAGCAGGTAATTTTACAGATTTACCTACAATTAGAATGAAAACTAAGACTGGTGTGAATGCAGCTTTCACTCCGGTTTTTGATGTTGTTAGAGATCCTGTTCCCATTGAACCTGTGATATCTGATATAGTTCAAGTTTTTGATCTTGTTGGATTGAACGTCAATGGATTCATAGGTGGAAAAGAATATTATGGAAATGTATATTTTGAAAATGGAGTAAAGTTTGCTGGAACATCTGCAAAATCAGGCACAGATATTAGAGTATTTGAAACGAGAGAAGCAAGTATAAGTGGAGTAAATGTTCCTGTTGCAAGAGTTCAAAGAGTTGATGAGGAGATTTCTGCACCGACTGTAACAACTGATGTAATAACAGCAGAACCTGATGTGGTTGAACCATCTACTTTCACAACTGCTCCAGCTCCAACTGTAGATCCTACACCAACCTCAACTCCTACGACAACACCAACTATTGATCCGACCCCAAGTCCTGCACCTGATCCAACACCTTACACTCCCCCTGACACAGGTGGAGGTGGTGGATATGGGTACTAAATATAAAAAAAGTTAGTTATGGCAGAGAAAAAGAATTACTGGACGCAAGCGATAGGAACACAAGATGCTCTTGTGCAATTTGGTGGTATTGGATTAGAGAAAGATGTAACATCAAGTTTTAAAGTTGTTGCTCTTGATGGTAGACATTATTATGCGATGGATCAAGATGGTACAAGGCCAGGATATACTACATTAGTTTCACCCGGAGTTACTCAGATTCAATCAGGGGAGGATGTTAATCCAGAAAAGATTGCGATTTTTGTAAATGCAATCTCAGGGGATATCGATATTCTTGCTGAGAATGGGAATATAAACATGGTTGGAAAAAATATCAATATCAAAGCGAACCAAGCATTGACAATAGAGGCAACCACTCAACTTGACATGGAGGCAAAAGATGTTAATATAAAAGCAACGTGTAACATGCATATAAGTGCGAGTACTCTTTTAAAATTAGAGTCGAATTGTGTGATCAATTTCATGGCAAAATTTATTGCAGGAGTATCCATTGCCACTGAAAATACAACTAATTATTTAAACTACGGAGGATAAAATGGCATTTATTTTTGATGAGGTGTTAATTAACAATGGTCAATTGGTGATCGCTGATCCGAATATTAATCCTCCAGATGCATTTGGTAAAGGGCCGGGAAGGGTAAAACACTCTGCATATATCGAAGGGCCTTTACAAGTTGGAAACTCAGATGATTTTTCTACTGCTGAAGGCACAGTGATGATCGGAAAGGATGGAAATGCGGGTGCAATAAATGCCTTATTTGTCAAAGGTGATGTCACTATCATAGGAAACACAGACCAAACCGGAGACATAAAAGCTACTGGAACAATCACTGCATCTAATTTTGTTGGAAGCGTAAGCACTGCGAGTGGTAAATCATCAGGTGCAAAAGCATTTGATGTTCCTCATCCAACCAAAAATGGTTATAGATTAAGACATATATGTATCGAAGGCCCTGAGTCTGCTGTGTATTATCGTGGTCGATTAAAAAATCAGAAAAAAATTGTTTTACCAAAATATTGGAAAGATCTTGTCGATATCGACTCAATAACTGTACAATTACAATCAATCGGTGTGCATCAAGACATAATCGTAAAAAGATGGGATGATGAAAATATATTCTTACAGTCGCAAGGAGCACTCCCTATAAATTGTTTCTTCCATGTGTTCGCTGAAAGAAAGGATATTGAAAAACTTATTCCGGAGTATGAAGGAGCAAGTATTAATGATTATCCCGGTGACAATTCTGTCTATAGTATTAACAACTAATTGACAAATCACCTACATAGTGCTATAGTATGAGAAAACGGAGTTGTTATGGAAGAGGATTGGTTATCAAAGTGCGTGATTGATCCTTCAAAGAGAAGAGTTTATCTATATTCTGAAGGTGGTGAGAAAAGAACTGTAGATTGTGATACAGTTCAAGAGTTTATGAACGTACTGAATTTTGTTAGGTCAACAACGAGTGAAGATATGATTTCTTACGCAGAACCCCTTTAGCCAGGGAAAAATAGCTTTTAATTCCAAAAAAGGGCGACTAAAAATTCGGGCCAAAAAATGACCCTATTAGTTTTTTTCGCATCTATATCTTTGCTAAATAATCCATAACGGATACTATTAGGTCGGAACAATAACATGGGTCTTTCCAGATTAGAGAATTTTCTCAAAAATGTGCGAGGTAATATACTATATGTAAGTCCAAATGACTTGGACGCAACTGATAGTGTAGATAATAAAGGTAATTCTCTTACTCGTCCATTTAAGACAATTCAAAGAGCATTAATAGAGTCAGCCAGATTTTCATATCAGCAAGGTTTAGATAACGATAGATTTGGTAATACTACTATACTATTATACCCCGGTGAGCATATTGTAGATAATAGGCCCGGTTGGATACCCATACCTGATGGTGCAAACGCAAAATTTCAAAAAAGAGACGGATCAGAGAGCACAGATTTTCCTGCATGGGATTTAGATACCGTATATGACCTTAATAATTCAAATAATGCATTATATAAGCTGAATAGTATTCATGGTGGTGTTATTCTACCAAGAGGAACCTCACTTGTAGGTTTAGATTTAAGAAAAACGAAGATAAGACCGAAATATGTTCCAAATCCAACAAATGATACAATTGAGAGATCTGCACTTTTCCGTGTAACAGGTGCATGTTACTTATGGCAGTTTACAATGTTCGATGCAGACCCGAATGGTGTCTGTTATGTTGATTATACAGAAAATACATTTGTTCCTAACTTTTCACATCACAAACTAACTTGTTTTGAGTATGCAGATGGTGTAAACAATGTTAATATTAA